TTTTTTTTTATCACTTGTTGGGTAGGATGTTTGGTAACGCGGAAACCAACGAGAACCGCGGACTTAGGTCAATAAAACAGCTACAGAGCGACGTCCATGCACACGATAGATTCAAATGCAGTGTCCCACAGTGCTCGCGGAATTCTAGGCGCAAGCAGCATGGAATCGTCCTTGGCGCGGTTGCCTCTGTTGTGGTTGACGCGCTTGTATCCTAGGATACCGTCACACACAGAGACATAACAGTTAACGAGGTCGTCCTCCCATATTCCGTAAACTTTATGGAGGAACGACCCTAGCATGTCCGGGTCAATGGTCTTTGCTTCAACAGTCATCGTGCGTAGTTCCTCTGCAGAATATTTGTACGCCATCGCCTGGTTCCTCATGTCAAGATGGGGCGTTGGTGACATTTGTTCAGCTGTTTCGAGGAGGAGAGTCCGTAAGCTGGCGATGTGGCGATGTTCATAGGCCGCGGACAATAACTTGCCGGCCATATAATCATTGTCATTAACAGCGCGATTAAAATTGGTACGCACTGGTAATTTGCTCACAACACGGCCAAATGATGGCACGGGGTAAGTTCGATTCACTGAGGGCACAAATCGTTTGCGTAAGAACGTCGCATGTTCTCGTTCATGAACGATTTTGACTTCCGAAGTCATGCCCACACTGTCGGACACCTCTCTGTAGCCATTACATACCTGGCTACGACTCTGAGTGGTGTACGTTAAATTGTCATCCCCGTAAACCAAAATGGTTCCTTCAGTAATCCCAGCGATGCGGAGTGCCGAAAGTGACACGCAAGCATTGACATAACCGTTGCCGGTGGTTGTAGTAACCTCCCCCGACCAACGCTGCCCGTGCACTTTTCCTTTCAACCCATAACGCGTAAAAATCCTAACGCTAAGGTTGCCCGCAAACTCCCTGACAAACCATTTTGGCGCGCCCAGTTTGTAATAAAACATGGACTCCCATTTACGGACTCCAGCCGGTTGGCTGCCGTCATTATTCTTGAAATCGTTTTCAAACGCGTCACCGGGGGTGTGGTGTATGATATCTGCTATCTCGTCTGCTGTCATCCCAACGCAGTATATGACTTCTCTCCCTTTGTTCTTGGGATTCCTGCGATTCAGTTCCTCAGCAATTCGACGAGATAAATAAAACACAACGGAGCCCATCACAAGATTGTACATGTCGCCTCCCTGGTAGACAACACGTGGCTGGGCCCCGTCGTGTTTGAGCAAACCCTCAGATTTCGCGAAGACTACTTTATCAGTATACCCAGGTAGGGTAAAGTCTTGCGAGTCAAGTAATGCCGCTAGCCGCTCCCGCTTTTGCCCGCTCATCTCATCAAGATAAGCCTCGATAGCCTCCCTGTCCAATCGGATCGTCTCACGCTCATGGATCTTCGACATCAGCTCATGATGGCCATCAATAAACAGCTGGCCCACATCAGGGGACGGTCGGTAATCACATCTTTTCTTTACAGCGTGAAGCGTAGCACCCTCGGACTGCGCAACCACCTGAATAGGTACCCCCTCTATCAGTGCGCCCTTAATCGGCTCACTTGTACGAGGAGGACTATTCGCCTTCGTAATATTGACCTGAGGATTCACATGGCTATACCGCACCTCCGTAGAGTAATCGGCGGGATGATTTTCCGTAACCCCGCCAACCAATGGTATTGACCGTGAAAACTCGTAAGTTAACTC